TGAACAAACTACAATCCCTGCGCGACCACCTGCTCACCGGGCCGATTGAGATCGATGCCGATGACCTGCTCACCTTCGCCGATGAAGGCCAGATCATTTCCAACGCTTCCGGCACCAATGATCACTATGAATTTAATTACAAGGCAAACGTCATTATCACGAATTTCAGCGGCCATGCGGACCAGCTGGCCTTCTGGGTTCTGCAATGGCTCAAGATCGCCCAGCCGGACCACCGGCCTGAGGCCGTCCAGTTCGAGGCCGATGTCCTGGGAGAAAAAAGCGTCGATCTTTCCCTGTCGCTTAACCTGACCGAAACCATCAAAGTCTCGGCCGACGCCAACGGGGACATCCTGCTGCATCATGCCGATGAACCCAACATCGACCCGGTGTTATTGCCGGCCACTGAATGGACGCTGTATGCCAACGATGATCCCATAGAAACCTGGCTGCAAAATGGCTGATGATTTAACCGCGCTGGAAAGCTGGCTGGATCCGTTGCTGGCTAAATTATCGCGGCCACAGCGTCGCCAGTTTTTTCGCCGCATTGGCATGGCCCTGCGCCGGCGCCAGGCGGATCGCATCAAGCGACAGCAAAACCCGGAAGGTACCCGATTCACGCCTCGCAAGGAGAAGGTACAGAAAAAAGCAGGCCGCATCGTGCGGCGTAAAGAGATGTTTAAAAAGTTACGCCAGGCGCGGCACCTTAAAGTGGCCGCCGACGCCAACGGTGTTGCGGTCGGTTATAACGGAAAAGATGCGCGCATCGCAAAAATTCACCAGTTCGGTTTATTGTCGAGGGTCATGCCTGGTGGGCCTTTGTTTCAATATCCAGTGCGCCGGCTGCTGGGCTTCAGTGACGAGGACCGGGACTGGCTGCTGGATGAAATACAAAAACACCTGTCACAGTAAACACCGCTTTTACACGGCCCACTACACGCCACAAAAATAGCACTTATCCATAATCAGGCACATGAGCACATTCAGCCTGGTCGAACTATCCCGACGTTTAGAAAACCTGATTCGCATTGGTACCATTGCCGAGGTCAATTATGCGGCCGCCCGGGTGCGCGTCGCCTATGGTGAAGATGAACAGGGCCAGGTGGTTAAAACCGACTGGCTGCCCTGGCTCACTCGTCGCGCCGGCAACGACATCGACTGGTGGGCGCCGGACCTGGGCGAGCAGGTGTTACTGGTGTGTCCATCCGGTGAACTGGCGCTGGGCGTCGTATTACCCGCCATCTATCAAAACAATCATCCCGCCCCGGCCAATGCCGAGACTGTTCGCCGCGTTAATTTTGCCGACGGCTCCTTCGTCGAGTATGACCGGGCCGCGCATAAAATGACGGTGACCAATAACGGCGGCGATACGCTGGTGAATACGGTTGGCAACCTGGATGCGGCCGTGGGCGGCGATGCCATCGTCAATGCAGGTGGGAACGTCGACATCGATGCCGGCGGTAATGCCACGGTCGATGCTGCCGGCATCATTCTCAACGGAGGCACTTCCGGCGGCGTGGTCTGCCAGGCGCATGTGTGTTCTTTCACCGGTTCGCCTCACCCGCAGGGGTCACTTACCGTAAGCGCGGGAGACTGATATGCCCAGCATCGGTCAGCCCGCCATCGCTAACATCCTCGGCGCGAAAACCTACACCGTCGAAGGCGGCTTCAATACCCAGTTCAATGTGAACGGTACCACGGTGCAAAAACTGGCCACCGCCATTGATGCCGGCTGGACCTCCGTATCGCCAACCACCCCCTCTAGCATGGCCGCCAGCTTTGCCGCCGAGTTTAGCGCCTACCTGTCCGGCCCTGGCCTGGTGTTTATCTACTGCGTCGCCCAGGGCATCGATGACGAAACCCAGGCCTGGGCCGATAGCTGGAACCCGATCCCGGCGGTGCACGCCTACACCGTCAACGCCGCGTCCATCGTCAGTCGCATCATGGCCTGCTCGCCGGTGCAGTCCAACGGCGCACTGGCCATCTCCGAAGCCGTGGCCGATGCGTTCATGACTGGTTTTGAACAGGAGGCCGGCTGATGGGCATGCATCGCATCACCGGCGAAACCATCAGCGGGCTGGATGAGCTGTCGCAAAACATCCGCGACATACTCACCACGCCCATCGGTTCCCGGGTGATGAATCGTGATTACGGCGCCAGCCTATTCGAGCTCATCGACCAGCCGGGCAACAACAGCACCCTGCTGAAAATATATGCCGCGGTGGTCGACAGCCTGTTGCGCTGGGAGCCTCGTATCCTGCCCCTGCGTGTCCAGCTGGCCGGCGGTGACCTGGCCGCCGGCCAGTTCGATATCGACATCGAGGGCATCACCACCACGGATATCGGCGATATCGATGCAGGCGACGCGGTGCAGTTAATCATTCCCCTGGGAGCCAGCTAATGCCTATCGATATTTCCCGACTGCCACCGCCGAATGTCATCGTGCCCGTCGATTATGAAACCGTGCTCAATGCCATGCTGGCTGATCTCATTGCACTGGATCCTGACATGGCCAATCTGTCGCCGGCAGATCCGGCGTACAAAATTCTCGAAGTCTGTGCCTATCGCGAAGTGCTCAAAGACCAGGAATACAATGACCGCGCCAAGGGCCTGCTGCTGGGCTTGAGTTCCGGCGCCGATCTGGATCACCTTGGTGTCACCTATTACGAAACCACCCGCCTGGTGCTCGACCCGGGCGATCCCAACGCGATCCCGCCGGTGGATCCCACTTATGAATCCGACGCGGATTACCTGGAACGCATCCTCATCGCCGAGGATGCCTATTCGACGGCGGGTCCGGAGAACGCCTATATCTATCACGCCAAGTCCGCCAGCGGCGACGTCAAGGATATCAGCGTCACCAGTCCATCGCCGGTGGACGTGGTGGTCAGCGTGTTGTCCACGATTGGAGACGGTACCGCCGATGCCGCCCTGTTAACCCTGGTCTCCGATGCCCTGAATGATTCTGTGCGGCCCCTGACCGACCAGGTCACGGTGCAGAGCGCCAGCATCATCACTTACACGATCAATAGCACGCTCACCGTGTATCCAAGCTTCGATATCGAATCGGTGCGCCTGGCGGCATTAGCCAACGTCACAGCGTGGGTCGAAAAACAACACCATATCGGCATCGATATTACCCTGGCCGGCCTGATCGCCGCACACATGGTCGAAGGCGTGATGGACGTTACATTCAACAATACTGTGGGCACCGACATTACGGCGACTCAGGTGGTGCTGCCTACCGAGGCGGCTTATTGCGTGGGCGTTACTGTCACTGTAGGGGGTACGGGTGAATAAGCTGCTTCCACCTAACGCAACCGAGCTGGAACGCAACCTGGTTGCCGTGACTGAACGCACCAGCAGCCAGAACATCACCGGCATCAGCGGCCTGTGGAATGCCGATACCTGCCCGCTCAAACTGCTGCCATGGCTCGCCTGGGCCGAGGGCGTGCAGGAGTGGTCCAGCCAGTGGGATGAAAACGTACAGCGCCAGGTCATCAAGACAGCCCGTGCCACACGTCGTAAACGAGGAACGGTTCAGGCGGTCAAGGATGCTGTTGCTGCGTTCGGTGGAGTTGTCGCATTGCGCGAATGGTTCGAAAACACGCCACCGGGCGTACCAGGTACGTTCGATGTCACCATCACCGGCGGCGCCGATTACATCGAGTCTGGCCTGCAAGAAGCGATGATCGCCGCTATCTGGCGCAATAAAAATGCGCGCAGCCACTTTATTCTAAATATCGGGCTGACGGCCCTGGCCGAGGTCAACGTGGTCAGCGTCGCCCATCCTGCCACTTATTTACGCCTTAACTTTACGGACTAAGCCATGACCACATTAAATTTAATCGTTACCGATACGGGCCGCGCAGAGATCATCAACGCGACCAATACAGGCACCTTGCCTGTTGTCATCAGTGAAATCGCCCTGGGCACCGGGCGCTGGGTACCGGATGCGACTGCGACCGCATTGAACACCGAAATCAAACGCATCAACACCATCGGCGGCGTTGCGGTAGCGGACGACACCATTCACCTGACCATGGCCGACTACAGCAGCGATGTTTACTCCCTGGGTGAGTTCGGCCTGTACACCGACACCGGCGTCCTGTTCGCCATCTATTCGGACGCGGTCAATGGTATTACCGACAAAGCCGCCGAC